GATACCCGAAGCAGATAATAGCATAAGTAATTTAATTGACAGGCACCACGAATCTCTATCAGAGCCGCCACGCCCGCACATGGGTTGCAGTCAACTAGGTCATCCGTGCGACCGCTGGCTATGGCTCTCGTTCCGATGGGCGGTGCAGCCTAAATTTCCGGGCCGGATCCTGCGCCTATTCCGACGCGGGCAGTTGGAGGAGTCAACCATCGTTTCCGACCTGCGTGCTATTGGCATGGATGTTAGAGGAACCGGCAGGCAGCAGTCGCGCGTTGAATTTGGCGCGCATGTATCCGGCAGCATTGACGCAATTATCGAGTACGGAGTGCCAGACGCCCCCAGAACGCGCCACGTTGCCGAGTTCAAAACGCACAGCAAAAAATCGTTTGATGATCTGGAAAAGAACGGCGTAGAGAAATCCAAGCCGGAGCACTTTGTACAGATGCAGCTATACATGCACGGCACCAAAATAGACCGCGCGCTGTATGTGGCAGTCTGTAAAAACGACGATCGGATCTACACCGAGCGCCTGCGCTACGATCAGGAGGTGGCCGAGAGATACATTGCGCGAGGTCGTCGAATCGCATTGTCCGACCGCATGCCGGAACCGATTAGCACTGACCCGAGTTGGTATCAATGCAAATTTTGCGACGCGCACAAGTTCTGCCACGAAACCAAAACAACCGAGCATGTGAACTGCCGCACCTGCGCGCATAGCACGGCAAAAGAGAACAGCACATGGCGATGCGAGCGCCACGACGGCGACGATATACCCGTCGATTTTCAGCGCGCTGGGTGTGAAAGCCATGTCCTGCACCCGGATCTGGTGCCGTGGCAGCGCAAAGCCGGCTTAAACGAGTGGACCGCTGTCTATGTCATCGAGGGGCAGGACGTGGCAAACGGCGAGGGCGATGCGCACGTCTACACCAGCCGCGAAATACTAGCCAATCCAAAAATGTGCAGCGCTGGCGATGAGTATATTGAGGGCATGCGCCAGGAATTTGATGCACGAATTGTCGGATAAAAGGAAAAGCCATGTACGAATACAGAGCAAAAATTGAACACGTTGTTGACGGTGACTCCGTTGACGCGGTGATTGATGTAGGTTTTAAAACAAACATACGTCAGCGTCTCAGACTGGCTCGCATTGATACGCCAGAGCGCGGGCAAGATGGGTATGCGCAAGCGCGTGATTGTGTAACGTGGGCAGTTCTGAATAAAACGGTTTTGGTTAAGACCGAAAAAACAAGCAAATGGGGATACTACATTGCAGAGATCACATTGCCAGACGGGCGGAACCTGAGCGATGCTCTATTAGAGGCAGGATTAGCTAAACCGTATGACGGAGGAAAAAAGCAATGACCAGAGACGACATTATCCGCATGGCTCGGGAGGCATTACTACCATCTTGCCATTTAACACATCCGAAAGCTCTGGAACGATTCGCCGCGATCGTTGCTGCTGCCGAGCGTGACCGAATTGCAGACGAAGCCAAGCACATCATAAAGCGAGCAGAGGCCCGTGGCGCCGCTGCCGAGCGTGAAGAGTGTGCGCAGGTGTGTGAAGCGGAGCGCGAGCGATTGTTTGAATGGGGTAATGGCCTGCAGGTAATTACGGCTGACAAACTTACCGAAGCTATTCGAGCAAGGGGTGAAAAATGAACTGGCTGAAAAACAAAATATGCGACTGGTTTCGCGCTGGCGGCGACATAAAGCGCGATTGCTACGGACGGATTAATTGGCAGTGCCGCACGTGTTATAGGTGGGCAGAACCGGTGGACCCGCAAACAGAACTGTTAATGACCGCTGCCCATATTAAGGAAGCCATTATTAAAGAAGTAATACGAGCAAGGGGAGAGAAATGACTGATCGCATTTTTGCGTTTTCAATTGCACTGCAAAGCGACATAAACACCGAGCGATTCCAAGTTGTCGAAAACGGCAAACTGCAAACCTATTGGATGGGCACTGTTTACGGCGGTGGAGTCGCTACCGATGCCGGATTCAAATTCAAAACCCCGGAGGAAGCGTGGGAAAACGCCAGCCTGTTCGTTGAGCAGTGCGCCAAAATCGTGAGCGAGAGACTAAACAAGAAGGTGGAAAAATGACTGACCGCGAAAGAATGAACAAGCACACACCGGGGCCGTGGAATTGGACAGATGATGGGCGAGGTAATAAATGGGGACGCGACCAATTGAATCCTTCGGTGATTTACGCGACGAGAGAGTCGCAGCTTGCAGTATCTGACGAAGACGCCCGCCTAATCGCAGCCGCGCCCGATCTACTGGCAGCACTGCAAGGACTGCTAAGGGGCATTTTCGACGGGCCAGACGAGGCAAACGCAGCAATGCTCATCGCCAAAGCGCGAGACGCAGTAAATAAAGCGACGGGAGAAAAATAATTATGCTTAGGGAGTATCAACAGCGCGCCATTGACCAGTTATACAGATGGTTTGATGTTGCCAATAAGGGCAACCCGTGCCTGGTGCTGCCGACTGGTTCTGGAAAAAGCCATATCGTTGCAGCATTGTGCAAGGACGCTTTGCAAAACTGGCCCGATACGCGCGTGTTGATGCTCACGCACGTTAAGGAGTTGATTGAACAGAACGCCGAGAAGATGCGCCTGCATTGGCCGGGCGCGCCAATGGGTATCTATAGCGCCAGCATTGGAAAACGCCAGCTTGGAGAGCCGATAACATTTGCTGGCATCCAGTCAGTACGAAACAAAGCTGGCATGCTTGGCCACATTGACCTTGTAATTATCGACGAATGTCATCTCGTTAACCATAAAGACGAGGGTGGATATAGGCAGTTGCTATCTAATCTTGCTGCCATCAATCCGGCGCTGCGCGTTGTAGGTTTGACTGCCACGCCATACCGCCTCGGTCACGGCCTGATCACTGACAAGCCCGCGCTATTTGACGATCTGATAGAGCCGGTAAGCATTGAGGAATTGATTTTTAAAGGCCACCTATCAACGCTGCGTAGCAAGGTGACAAAAGCAAAACTCGACACCACTGGCGTCCATAAGCGCGGCGGCGAGTTTATTGAGTCTGAGCTGCAAGCCGCTGTTAATACAGACGTTAATAACGTAGCGACTGTTCAAGAGGTCATTAGTTTGGCTGGAGATAGGAAAGCATGGCTGTTCTTTTGCGCAGGTGTGCAACACGCTGAAGCTATTGCCGCCGAACTGAATGCCAATGGCATTACAGCGGAATGCATAACAGGGGATACGCCGAAAGCAGAACGGGAAAATATTCTAAAGGAGTACAAAGCAGGGCAAATTAAGGCATTGACAAACGCCAATGTTCTAACCACTGGCTTCGACTACCCTGATATTGACCTAATCGCCATGCTGCGCCCCACCATGAGCGCCAGCCTATATGTACAAATGGCAGGGCGTGGAATGCGAGTCAAGAGTCACACTGATCATTGCCTGGTGCTGGATTTTGCTGGCGTGGTAGAAACGCACGGTCCAATTACAGCGGTGCAACCACCTAAAAAAGCAGGCGGTGGCAATGGCGAGGTGCCTGTGAAGGTCTGTGATAACTGCGGCGAGTTATGCGTCATCGCCGCGCGCATTTGCCCGGCATGTAAGAATCCATTCCCTGAGCCAGAGCGTAAAGAATTGGAATTACGAAATGACGACATCATGGGGCTTGAGGGTAAAGATTTGGAGGTTACGGCGTGGAGTTGGCGAAGGCATGTAAGCCGCGCATCTGGTAAGGAAATGCTTTCTTGCACCTACTACGGCGGCCTATCAGATAAACCGATTACGGAATATTTACCAGTGCTGCATGATGGGTATGCTGGACAGAGGGCAATGCGCCAATTAACCATTATCGCGCAATCTTCCGGCGCGCATCTTACAGAGGCTGCAAATCTGGAAGGTAGTGATGGTTTGGAATATCTTGCAGCACAAATGAGTCACAGTAAGCCGCCTAGTAGCATTGAATACAGGCTAGACGGAAAATTTCATCGCGTTATTAAAAGGAGTTGGGCATGAGCTGGTCAGAAATTGAATTAAAGGTTTTACGATGGGCAGAAGCTAGGCGCATCATTCCGCACGCCACGCCTGCAAGCCAGTTGCTAAAAGCTGTTAGCGAGATTGGCGAGCTATGCGACGCAGAAGGTAAGATAGATCGCGCCGCCATTGAGGATGCTGTTGGCGATGTGTTGGTGTGCCTAATCAACTACTGCGCGCTACGCGATATTGATATGACTAACTGCCTAGCGAGCGCCTATGACCAAATTAAAGACCGTCGAGGCACGCTAATGCCGGATGGGACTTTTGTTAAGGAGTAGTTTATGAAAAAAATGCGCGTTTTGGTTGCTTGCGAATATAGCGGAACGGTAAGAGATGCATTTTTAAATGCTGGTCACGATGCAATCTCATGCGATCTGCTTCCAACAGATGTGCTAGGGCCACATTATCAGGGAGACGTTTTCGAGATAGTTAATGATGGATGGGATTTGATGATCGCTCACCCTCCATGCACTGATCTTGCAGTTTCGGGCGCGAGGCATTTTGCAGCAAAAAAAGCAGATGGACGGCAGCAGCGCGCGCTTGACTTTGTTAAGCGTTTATTAGAAGCGCCAATTGATAAGATTGCGCTTGAGAACCCAATAAGCATTATTTCAAGCCATATAAGAAAACCAAACCAAATAGTGCAACCTTGGCAATTCGGCCACGGAGAGACAAAGGCAACATGTTTATGGCTGAAGAATCTTCCTTTTCTAGTCCCCACAAATATCGTTTCGGGTCGTGAAGCAAGAATTCATAAAATGCCGCCAAGCGCTGATAGATGGAAAAAACGCTCTAAAACTTATCAAGGAATTGCTCAGGCAATGGCCGATCAATGGGGTAGTTTATGACTAGACCACCAGAGCCCGAATTTCTAATTCAATGGCGAGAGTGGAGACGGGAAGGTCCGCCTAAGTGCTGCCACACATGCGATTACTACAGCAAAGCCGGTCATTGCGAGTCGTTTGATATGACGCCGCCAGATGATTTCGCCAATGAAGTAGACGTTTGCGATCAGTGGATAGAGGAGATTCCGTTTTGAACAAAAAAGAAAAAATGCAGCTTGAACGATTGGAGCGCCTGCTAGATGCCGAACGCGAACGCGCAGAGACAGCATGGGAAGGATACCGTAGCGCGCTGTATGAACTGGTCGATTTGCGCCTAAAACTCAAACGAATTGAGAGCGCACTAAATGGGAATGAAGATTAAACGATAAAACAGCAGCCCAAGCTAATACAACAATGGCAGAAAACTAGGGAACCTTGTCATTTGCACGACTGCGTACAGTGCCACAATCAAAAAAAGTTCATGTGGTTAATCGCGGCGAGTCGTTCAACATGATAGAGGAGTTGCTATTTTGGACCAAAAAGCAAAACTCAAGTTTCCACTATTGGATCGCCTACTAAACTCAGAACGCGAACGAACGGAAAAAGTTTTATCAGGATTTCGTGAGATTTTGTGCGAACTGGTCGATTTGCGCCTCAAACTTGAACAAATTGAAAATGAATTACATGGGAAAGAGCTCTGATCGCATCCCAACCGAGCATGAAGAGCAGCGCGAATTAGTGCGCTGGTTTCGTCAATCAATGCCAAGCATGCGCATTTTCGCCATACCAAACGGAGGCGCAAGAACTGCAGCAACTGCCGGACGCCTAAAAGCGGAGGGCGTTTCGCCAGGCGTGCCTGACCTCTTTATTCCTGCGTTGAAATTATGGGTTGAGATGAAACGCACTAAAGGCGGAATCCTCAGTCAAGAGCAAAAAGAATGGCAAAAATACTTGGAAAGTGTGGGATATTGCGTTATAGTGGGAAAAGGTGCTGAGGATGCAAAGGAAAAGATTCTCGCATTTTTCAACGATAGACAAGGACAACAATGAGCACAGAACACAAAAAGGACGCAAAAGATTGTTTTATGACGATCCGTATTCCTGCCGATATTTATAACGCATTGCGGAATAGCGCTAACGAAAACACGCGCACATT